TATGACGAGAAGTCAAAATTTTGACAGTATGTCGGAGGTCTAATGAGTGGCGGAAGTTTAAGAAATGTCGTTCAGACTGCTTCATTGGCAGCGCCTCAAATGTTTGGCTCAAATGTCGTAGCGCTTGGAGTTGCATCGAAAACAGCATCTGCTATTGATGCTGCGATGACAGAAAACAAAGCTCCAGAGATGACACAGATGGCTCCGCCTCCAACAATGGCAGACCAAACAACTCAGACTCAAGAACAAATGAGAGTTAAAACATACGGACGCGCCGGAACCATTAAGAATACTGGCGGGTACAAAGGCTTATCTTCTAGCCTGTTGAATTTATCTTCACCTAGTCTGGTTGGCAAATAGTGGAAAAAATGCAAGAAGGCAAATATGCGAATATCGTCAAGAAAGTTGATGATCTTGTTTCTGATCGCATTAACTTTGAGAATCAGTGGCAGGAGATTGCTGAGAGGATTGACCCTGCATCAAGCGGGCTATTTCGCGGAAGCAGAACGAAAGGCTCTAAGAATACTGAGCTGATGTTTGACTCCACCGCGACGATTGCTTTGCAGCGATTTGCAGCGATTCTTGATAGCTTACTTACTCCGAGAAATCAGACTTGGCATAGGCTTTCAGCAAGCGACCCATATCTGATGAAATCTAAAAACGTCAGGCTTTACTTTGAAGAAGTAAACGGACTATTGTTTAAATACAGATACGCTCCTGTGGCTAATTTTAGCTCACAGAATCAAAAAGACTTTATGTCTTTGGGCGCTTATGGTACTTCGGGAATGTTCATCGACGAGCTGAGGGGCGGCTCTGTCGGTCTTAGATACAAGAATGTTCACTTGTCAGAACTGTCGTTCTGCGAAAATCATCAGGGCATTGTTGAAGAGGCTTATCGTAAGTTTAAAATGACAGTCTCTCAGCTTGAAAAAAGATTCAAAACTGTGCCTGAGAAGGTGCGAGAAGAAAAGAATAAGCAGAGAGAATTTGAAGTTATCCATGCTGTTTATCCGAGAATCGAAGGATATGACCCGAACAGGCTTGATGCAAGAGGCATGAAATACGTCTCTTGTTACATCTTGTGCGATGGTGGGTTTGAGCTTGAAGATGGCGGGTTTAATTCTTTCCCTTATGCTATTTCTCGCTACGAGCAGTCTCCTATCGAGGTGTATGGAAGATCGCCTGCAATGATGGTTCTTCCGACAATCAAGGTTTTGAATGAGCAGAAAAAAACCATTTTAAAGCAAGGACAAAGAACTGTAGACCCTATTTTGTTGGTGCATGATGATGGCATTGCTGATGGATTTTCAATGCGTTCTGGCGCTCTGAATATCGGCGGAGTTAATGCAGATGGCAGAGAGCTTGTAAAAGCGCTGCAAGTAGGCCGTGTAGATATTGGTCGCGACCTGATGGAAGACGAAAGAGCGATTATTAAAGACGCTTTCTTGACGAGCGTATTTCAGATTTTGACAGAAAATCCTCGCATGACCGCAGCCGAGGTCATGGAGCGAACCAAAGAAAAAGGCATGCTGCTTGCTCCGACTATTGGTCGCCAGCACACAAAAAAGCTCGGACCAACGATTGAGCGAGAGATTGATATTCTCTCTAGAAAAGGTATCTTGCCTCCAATGCCTCAAGAATTGATCGAGGCCCGGGGCGAATATCGTATTGAGTATGATTCTCCTATTAGCAGAGCACAAAGAGCAGAAGAGGCGGCTGGTTTGATGAGAACAGTAGAAAACGCTTTAGCTGTTGTGAATGTGACTCAAAACCCAGAGCCTTTAGACTTTTTCAACTGGGATGTTATTACTCCAGAGATTGCGTCTATCAACGGAACGCCGGAAAGATGGATTAGATCAATGGATTCAGTGCAACAGATTAGACAGGGAAGAGCACAAATGCAGCAAGAGCAGATGGCAATTCAAGCCGGACCTAGCATTGCGGCTGTAGCAAAAGCAGCTAAGTAACGAGGCAAAGAGGACGAATGAACGAACTTTTTAGAGCGGCAAAGGAATTTATACGTCAGCGACAAACAGCCTACATGCTTGTGTTTAAAAAAGAAGACAAAGCTGTCGAGGTTGTCCTTAAAGATTTGGCTAAATTTTGTAGAGCGAATAAATCATGCTTCCATGAGGACCAGAGGCTTCACGCTGTTTTTGAGGGGCGGCGAGAGGTATTTCTGAGAATCATGGAGCATTTAAACCTTACCCCCGATGAATATTGGGATAAGTATGGAAAGGAAAAATAATGAGCGAACAGCAAACACCAATAGGACAAGTAGGGGACGCACAAGCAAATCCAGCAGGACAAGCTGCGCCGACAGAGTGGCAGTCAGGGCTGAATGACGATTTAAAGTCTTATGTCCAGACAAAGGGCTTTAAAGACCCAGCGTCTGTTTTGGACTCATACCGGAACTTAGAAAAGCTTGTTGGAGTAAAGGATAAGCTTTTGCAGGTGCCTGATAATCTTGGAGACGAGAAAGCAATGGCTGCTGTGTGGGACAGATTAGGTCGTCCGACAAAGCCAGAAGAGTATGGAATTAAGAGCGAAAACGAGGCTTTTACAAAGTGGTATACAGAGACAGCGCACAAGCTTGGTTTAAACAGAAATCAGGCAGAAGCTTTGTTTAAGTCTTATGATGAGTATTCAAAAGCAGAGATTACGGCTTTTGAGGCGCAGCAAAAGGCAGCAGATGAAAAGCTTGTTAATGAGCTTAAAACAAAGTGGGGCGCGGCTTATGATCAGAATGTATCCGTAGCAAAGCAGGCGGCTGTGCAGTTTGGAGTAGACGAGGCTATGGTCACAAAGCTTGAGTCTGTTCTCGGCTTTCAAAAGACGATGGAGTTTTTTAACGCCATTGGCTCAAAGATTGGCGAGTCTGAATTTGTAGAAGGCAAGCCAGCTTCCGCGAATAAGGCTTACACTCCAGAAGGGGCTAAAGCTAAGATCAACGACCTGATGAACGACAAAGACTTTGTTAGAAAGTACATCGACGGCGACCAGCAGTCTCGCCAAGAGATGGAAAGGCTTAACAAGTTTGCGCTCGGAATGCAGGCATAAAGTCTAGTTGTAAATAAAATAAAAAATATATTTGACTTTGTTTAATGTCAAATATCAGAATGGAGTAAGTTGTGGATTTAGTAAGTGTAAGGCTTGAGTGCTTAAAGTTGGCAGTCGGCAAAGTTGTCGGCAGAGAACCTTCAGAAATAGTTACGCTGGCAAAGCACTTTGAGAATTACATAATTGAGTCTACAGCTTGCTCGGCTTCTAACGAAGTCAAAGATTCGGGAACCTCAGAGCAGAGGCCGAATGACAGTGTGAAAGCACACAACAAACATTCAAAGAAATAGACCCCTGCGAGCAGGATAAGTCCTTTCTAGAATAAAGAAAAGTGCATCGGAAGATGTAAAACTTAATTTATTTTAAAGGAGGACTTAAATGTCTGCAAATTTACCTAGTTTATACGCACAGCAGTACGCAACTAACATCCAGTTGCTCCTGCAACAAAAAGATTCCCGATTAAAAAACCTTGTTATGAACGGCTCTCACTACGGCGAGCAGGCATCACCTGTAGACCAAGTAGAGAAGATCGCCATGCAAGCAGCCGGAGCGCGATTCTCTCCTATTGGACGAGTTGACGCCGCTGTAGATCGTCGATGGGTTCTGCCTAATAACTACGATCTGAATCAGTTGATTGATAATTTTGACCAACTGCGCATGCTGACAGACCCTAAGTCTAGCTATGTTGAAAACGCTGTTTACGCAGCTAATCGACAGATGGACCAAGAGCTGATTAACGCATTTTTCGCAGATGCAAAAACCGGAAAAACCGGCTCTTCAACAACCACTTTCCTGTCAGCCAATCAGGTAGCCGTTACCATGGGCGCATCTGCTGCGACTGGTCTGAATGTTAAAAAGCTGCGTGAGGCTAAAAAAATCCTCATGTCTTACAACATTGACCTGAACACTGAGCAGATTTACTGCGCAGTAACTGCAAAACAGCACGACGATCTGTTGGCTGAAGCACAAGTTGTTTCTACTGACTTCAATGAAAAGCCAGTTCTTGTTGAAGGTAAAGTTACTCGCTTCTTGGGCATCAACTTTATCCACACTGAATTGCTTGGCGTAGATGGCTCTAGCTATCGTCGTCTGCCAGTATGGATTAAATCAGGTATGCACTTAGGACAATGGGGTTCGATCTACACTGATGTCGATCAGCGTAAAGATTTAACTTCTCTCCCTTGGCAGGCTTACATGAAGATGACCATTGGCGCGACTCGTCTGGACGAGGAAAAAGTTGTCGAAATCAAGTGTGCTGAGTAATAATAAAGGGGTAGAATTATCTACCCCGATTAAATAAATTTTAAGGAGATTTTAAATGGCAGTTGTAACAGTTAAATCACAAGCAATCACGAACCGAGACGCAAGTCCTGCGGTTGCCAACGATGCCGCTCATTCTCAAGGTATGCTGCGAGGCTTTATTGCTTCTGCCGCTATTGCGAATGGCGACTCAGTTGGTTCTAAATACATTTTAGGACAGATTCCATCAAACGCAGTTATTCACTCAATCCTTGTCAGCACATCTGCTGACATCGGAACGACAACTACTGCTGACGTTGGTATCTACCAGACCACAGCAAACGGCGGCGCAGTTGTAGACGCTGACCTGTTTGATGACGCATTATCTTTAAAGGATGGTCAGATTACAAACTCTGAAGTTCTTTTTAGCCAAGCGATCACTATGGCTAATAGCTACAAAAAACTGTATGAGCACTTAGGTCTTTCTGTTGATTCAAACAGAAACTATGACTTAGTGTTGACTCTGGATGGCGCTGCTGATGGCGCTGGTTCAGTTACAGTAAGAGTAGTTTACGCTATCTAAAACAAGGGGCTAGAAATAGCCCTTTCTAATTTGAGGTTAAAATGGCTACAAGAAGATACAAGGTTAATGTTGAAGAGCTTGCGGTTAATGGCGGTGTGACTGAAGAAGTCGGCGCTGCAACTAACTCTGACTTTATTGAATTGACTGTCGATCTAGCGGCTACTGCGGCTTATAAGGCCGATGGCGTCACTCAGCGCGGAGTCACAAAAGATGAAGTTCTTTTGGCTCTTGAGCAGTTCAAGCAACATATTTTAAAAGGCAACTGGCCTCCGGCTTAAGGTGGTTTAAATGAATACTGAAGAAGCTGTTTTACTTGAGGCCGCAGGAACTGGCGCTGGCTCGGGAAAGAGATTTAAGGGCGGTCACGCAACATTTGTGGCGTCCTCCGGCTCTTGGGGTGGCGGGAGCATAAAGCTTCAAGTGCAAGTTTTTGGAACTAACTCATGGGCCGATGTCTCTTCGGTTACGCTGAGTGCGGACGGAATAGTTAATGCATTTCTGCCAGAGGGAATCTACAGGGCGAATGCAACTACGGCGACAGGGAACTACGCTAAATTAGTAAGAATCCCTTACTAGGGGGTTTATGGCATCAGTAACTGACATTATAAACAGGGCGGCTCAACATCTCGGTGCAAAAAAAGTATCGAGCATTGATGAAAACTCGACTCTTGCTATTGATTTCAGGACTTGCTATGAAACACTTAGAGACGCAGAGTTGTCTAAACACAGGTGGTCGTTTGCAATTCAAAGAGCGTCTTTAGCTGCTGACTCTCCAGCCCCAACATGGGGCAGGGCTAATTCATTCACTTTGCCAGCAGATTGCCTGCAAGTTATACCTCCGTATCCAGAAGATGATACAGTTGATAGAGACTGGGTTTTAGAATCAAACAAGATCATAACAGAAGATGATGCGCCTTTATATCTGCGGTATATTGCGCGGATATCCGATGCGAATCAAATGCACGTTTTATTTAGAGAGGCATTGGCCTGCTCTATCGCTTTGGCTTTGTGCGAAAAAGTGACTCAGTCTAATTCAAAAAAAGTAAAGCTTGAGGAAGATTACGACAAAGCAATAAAGGAAGCTAAAAGAATCAGCGCTATACAGAACGTGCCTGCGAAGTCGCCTGACGATACCTGGATTACAGTGAGGTACTAATGCCTAAAGCAAGTCCTCTTATAAATAACTTTTCAGCCGGAGAATTTGGACCTTTAGCTAGAGCCAGAGTTGATCTTGACAGATATCAAGCGTCTCAGGAGTTGTGTCAGAATTTTATTCCAAGAGTTCAAGGCGGGGCACAAAAAAGAGAGGCAACAAAGTACGTTGCAGGCACAAAGAACGACGGAAAAGTCAGACTTGAGAAGTTTGTTTTTTCTAACGATCAGGCTTATGTTTTGGAATTTGGCGACGAGTATATAAGATTTTATACTGAAGGCGCTCAAATAACTTCTGGCGGAAATCCTGTTGAGGTCGCGACAACATACGATGTGACCGATGTCTTCGCCTTATCGTTCTTTCAATCAAACGATATTTTGTATATATTCCATCCAGAGTATGCTCCAGCTAAATTGATAAGAAGTTCAGATACAGTTTGGTCGCTGAGGACTATAAGCTTCTATGGTGGGCCATACTTAAATTATCTTGATTTCACGGCTAACGGATTTTATGCTCTTGATGTATCGGCCACATCCGGCTCAATAACCATACAAACAACGCCTTTTACAATTACGTCTTGCGTGAATCAGGGCGGACAGTACAAGTGTACTGTAGGCGGGATAAACGAACTAAAAACAGGCGACACTGTTTATGTTTCTGGACTAACAAGCGCGACAGGCTCGACTGGAGACTGGGTTATAACTATAATTAGCGCAAATGAGTTTTTACTTAACGGCTCAACCTATGTCGCAGACGCAACGACAACTGGGACCTTAAGGTATGGCGCTTTTTCTTCGTCAGACGTCGGAAGGTCTATAATTGCAAGAAGAACCGGATTTGGGATATCGACTCCAGACGCCAACTGGGGTATAGCTGAGATAACAGCATTTACAA